CATTGTGACTTGGGCTAGCGTTGCTTGGCCTTCGCTTGGCGCTGAGCCCTCTGCGACGAAAGCTGTGTTAGTTACAGATGCAGAAAGCTTTGGAATCGCTATATCACCTTGTAAACCAGTCATAACTCTGCCGCCTAATTGTGCAACTACTGAGTTTGCGTAGACTTCACCGATAAACTCATTAGCTAAGTGATCTGTTCCTTTTAAGAACCCACCACCTGAGTTAGTGCCAACAGTTTGATCCCTTTGGCCCCAACCTATGTCCATAGGTAAGTAAAAACCTCTAGCTTCTTTACCAGTTCTAGAAGCGATTTCATTAGAGATCTCTCTTTCTAGTCCTGCGTTTGACCAGTCACCGCTAGATGCCGCTCTAATCGCATTTAAGAAAGAATAACTTCCTCTTTCTCTGTCGTTTAGTCCAACTTCTGCTACTGGTGTTTCAAGTGGCTTATCGTCTGCTATTTGATTAAGAAGGATCCCTCTAAATTGCTCTAGAGAATGTCCTTCCGCTATTGATACATCAGCTAAATCACGTTTGTGGTGTTTAGTAGCTAATGCAAGTATTTCCTTTGCTTCTTTAGCAACTTCAGATCTAACGCTAACTGCGGTTTCAGATCTAACAGCTTCTAAATCAACTTCTGGAGTTTTATTTTCTTCCATTGTTTTTTCCTTAATAGAATTGTTTATGTCAACAGGGGCATCTGCCTCTGCACTATCTTTTGACCTAGCAACACCCACCATAGGGTTTGTGTCAGCAGGCAGTGAAACTAGGCTTGCTTCCATAGGAGTCCAATTGGCCCTATAGGTTGTATCTTCCGCAGATTCATCTCTTACCATAGAGTTGATTCTGTAGCCGACACTCACTGAACGCTTAATACCGTCCAAAACATCGTTCCAGGTTTCTTGTGCTAGTTCGCTTCTTCCGAAACGCACCGTTGCCAATGTCCTATTGGTAGCACCGTCTAAATTAAAATCCTCAACAATACCTACTTGCCTAGTCGTATCATGGTCTAGTAAAACAGGCATATTGCCGCTTCTTGCCCAACTCATATCAACTGAATCAGGGGAATGGTCTAGCACCTCCATCCCAAAACTACGTTCCACAGGTTCTTCAGAGGAAAGAGCAATGCGGACGGTTCGTTTGTCCTCATTAATCATTTCTGCCCTGGATAGATCTATGGAACGATAGTTGGTAGCGTCTTTGTCAAAACGCTTGTCTTCGTCTTCATCCTCGCCGTAAGAGTTTTCTTCTATTTCTTCAACTTCTTCTGCTTTTGCAAATTTAACATTGATAGAATTAGCATCTTCCTCTACAGCCAGAATATGACGTTCTTCCGTTCTCTCGTCCATATCTGTCTCCTTGGATTTAAGTTCTAAATTTGAGCCGTTAGGCTCGCTATTTGTAGGTATATCACTACCTTCAAAATCTTTTTTATTCATAATTTACCCCTCGCAGAACAGCAAAAACCCTTAGTCCTATAGAAAACAAGACGATAGAGAGTGCGCCCAACGTCTGTATTTTGCTCATCATTGTTAAATGATCCCACCTCAACTGCTTATTCATTGTCGCCACCCTGTAATTCAGGCTCAACTGCGCTTGTTTGTGCGCCAAAAGGCTGAAATGCGGTTGTTACACCGTATTGCTCTGCTAATTTCGTTTCTCTGTCGTGCTGTTCAAATAATTCTTCTACATCACGGCCGTATGCCGCCTGTATATCGCTCATGGTTACTTGTCCTGACTTTAATCCCATGATGTTAGCCTGGATCTCTTTTTGCGGATCTACATAAGACCAGGATCTAGGTATAAAGGTTGTTGAGTCTGCAAACTTATCAAAACGAGTAATAGGCATAGGAATCTGGTTAGTAGTCATAGCCATTTCTAGCCATTCTCTAAATATTGGCTCTATAAAGTGTGCAATTACAAATTCTTGTATAACTCCAAACTGTGCGCGGTCTTCTAAAGATCCTGCGCGGATAGAACTGTAATTAACTGAACTTAAATCATTAGCTAATGAGTGATAACTAATGTTTAAACCACTTGCTATACCTCTAAGTATTGCTGTTTCAAATGCTTCAAATGCAGAAGTAGGGTGGTTAGGCTCAAAACTCTTAAAGTCCATGCCACTAGGTAATTGTTCAAATGTGCCTGGTTCAGCTTCCATAATAGGCGAATACGTATCTTCGTAGTCTTCACCAACGTAGCCATCACCGCCTGGAGAAACATAGAACCCCATCTTGCAGGCCGCTAACCTGGATGCAGTTAATTCTGCTTGTCTGTAACCGTTTAAAGTATGGATCTTGTCCATTGCTGTGGAAGTCCAGGGTACACCGCGTGTCATTTCTGGCCTTTCTTGTATATAAGCGTGTATTAATTCATCAGCAGGGATCCTGGTGTACTTTTGTGATTGCACTGTGCTGTATTGTGCTGAGTCATAAGGGTGTTGTTTGAATAGATGGTAAGCCAATGGTTTACCTACACCATTTACTTCAACTCCCATGCGAATAGTCGCATTGTCTTTTAATTTATAGTCGTATTCTTCGTCTAAGTGATCTGCTTCAATAAATTGAATGGAATAGTTATACGGATTGTCTTTAGTCCTTACGTGTTTAACCAAACACTCTCCATCTCTTGCTAATGTCTCAACAAATAGCTTTTGTGCATCAATAAAACTTAATTTGCCAGTTACAGTACAACTTTCTTTTTTACACCATTTAGCAAATTCACGTTCTATTATCTGATTGCCTACTATATCTAGCTGACCGTTATCATCCCTGGCTTTGCATGATAGTCTTATGCCTTTTGTACCAATAACATTAGCTGAAAGTAACGCTAAATAGCGTTTAACGTAACTGTCGTTCCTGGCTAATTCTCTAGATCTGTCACGTAATGTACGTAGGGCAGGTGCTAGTTCCGCATCAGCAGACTTAGAATTGCTAAAAAAATCTGCAAATAAACGACCTTTATTAGCACCTGCGTAAGTACGCAAGTTGAGTGGTCTACTTTTTTTACGGCTTCCAAATAATCTTTTGTACCAGGGCATCTAAAATCTCGCTTTTATTAAGGATCCAGTGGCTAAACCTTTACTGATCCTGTCTTTTTTTATCTCTAAATTAACTTTATATCTGTAGTATTCGTACCAATCGCGTATTTCTTGTGGAGTCATACGGCTTAAAGATCTGCCTGCTACACTCATACTTGATTGGTCTATAGATGCTCTGTTTTCTAACATAGCTTCTAGTGCATCAAAGACTATTCTTGCGTGTGATCTAGGATCTGACGTATCAGCATCTAAATTAGCTTCTAGAGTCACAAAACCTGAACTAACAACAACTCTTTGTGATGATGCGTTAGTAATGTATTCCTGGTAACTGTAATCGCCCTTTGTGTAGCCTGATGTAGTCGTACTAGGTACCTCTACTATGTAAGCTGTTGAACTTTCTGTAATTACAGAACTGGCAAGGGATATTTCTGTAGCGGCTGAACTTAATAATCTAAAGCTATAAGTTAGCGTATAACTTGTGGGGATGTAATCTGTTGCTATATCTTCTCGTTTCCATGCCCAACGATCACCGACCGTTAAAGTCTCTGGCACATTAGAAGGGTAATTCTCTGAGTCAAATAAATTAGCCAATTTCTGCCCTCATACAGTTTTTTTAAAACCGTAAGTTGCATTTTTAGCTTGTCAACACTCTACCAATCCTTAACAAATGATTTTTTTCTACTTGGTCTGCGTCTTTCTTTGGCTAGATCTCTAGCTTGTGGTTCTTTAGTAGGTTGTTCTTCTTGTTGTGCTTCTGTGGTTAATGTCTTATTTGCAATCTTTTCTAAGTCAGGATTAAGTATGTGAAAGGCTACTAATGAATAAACGTATGTATCTAACGCTTCATTTCTTTCGCGTGTAGGTACCCAAACAATAGTTTTACGACCTCTAACGTATTTAACTTGTCTTTTCTCAGATGTGAGCTGTTTAAAGTATTCATCGTCAACAGTAGATGGAAAATGTATATAGCCTGGGCCTGGTTCTTCAATCTGTAACCAACTAAACACAGTTTCTTTTGCAGTATCTACACCAGACGGAAATAATTGCACTCTTTGTCTGCCTGATTGTGTTGGTCTGCCTGCTATTGGCTTGCCAGGTTGTGATTGTCCTTTAATGGCGAATATTCTTCTGCCTTGTCTGACCTTTACAAAGTTATAAACAGATTGCGTTTGATAGCCAGAGTCAATAGCGATACACGCTATGGGTAAATCTGCTTTAGTTTCTCTTTGATACCGTCTTTGCACGTAATCATCCAGTTCATGCCATACAGCGTATTGTGATGTTTCGCCCCAAAAGACTTGATTATCTATAACGTAAGAATGACTTTCTAAACCCCATCCCACTACTTGTAACTCTAATCTATCATCTTGAACGTCAACACCTGCGGTAATTACCAACACATCATCTGGTACGCACTCTGCATCCCAATTCTCTCTGCGTTTTAATAAGCCTTCTGATTCTATCTCTGTACCAGAGTCGCGCCACACTTCGCCAAGTGAAGTATTAACCCAAGTCTTTAACAACTCTGGGTGCTTTTTAGCTTGTGCAAAACCAACTGCCATTGATGCCCATGTTGACCAGGGCGAATACAGTTCTGATATGTGGAATCCTGCAATCGTAGTCGTTTCGTTTTCTGCTCTCCATTCGCCATCACGTAGCATTTGTATTTTGTGTTTTTCTTCCATAATAGAGCCACATTCTTGGCATACGTAATGTGCGGTTTCAGGTTCGCTTTCTTCCCAATGAACATTTGCCCATTCCAACGTAATATATTCATTACAATGTACGCATGGCACCCAGAACTTGCGTTTATCGCTAGTCTCAAACGCTGTTTGTATGCGTGATAATCCATCTATTGTAGGTGTAG